GGGCTTCATTTGGTCATCTGATGGGTCAAAGGTGCGAATCCCTAACAAATTGTTACCAATTGTTGCAAACCGTGAACGTCCCCACTCGGACTCATGAATTGCCTGCGCCACAACTAAATCCACTGGAATCCTGTTTTTCTCATCCTCCATGGAATTCAAATGCAGAGCACATGACTCCACGTCGGTTATGAATTCCTCATTGTTCATGTAGGTCATGCTTGGATTAAAACAGAAGCATATAAGCATTGTACTGCACAGCCAGTTCATCATCCACCCCAACTTTCACCCATGTCCGTGTCAACCTTGGATGGGACATGGAGATCAACGCAGTTTTCCATGATCTCCTTGATGTCTTTTACCTCTTTTTCATTTTTGACTGAACAGTCCAATTCGTCATGCACCTGAATGAGTGGAACGACTCCGAGCTGCTCATAAATGTCGACCATGGCCTTCTTGGTCTGGTCCGCGGCTGACCCTTGAATCAACCGATTAAGAGCTTTGTATGTGTAGGCTCTTTTAAGGGGAAAACCATATTCTGTTTTAGCTTGATTAAAAGGTAGCGCTTTATGTACGCCCCATGTCACTGGTTCAAACATGTCAAACCGGCATTTTCTTCCAAGCAAAGTTCTTATAGTTCCTCTTTCATTGGCCCTGTTCATCACGAACTCCAGCATTCCTTTCATGAAAGGAACCCTCTCATGAAAAGAATTCATCATTTTCTTTGCTTCCTGCGGATCCATGTCCAGTTCCCTGGCCAGTTTATGATATCCCATTCCGTAAATAACTCCAAGCCCTATTGTTTTTGCCAGTTTTCTGTCTATACCTGCCATGTCAGCTGTTTGTTGATGAAAATCTAAGTCTTCCTTTTTATATGCCTCTTGAACTTCTTCTGCTCCTTCTTGTTTTGCAGTTCTCGCAAAATGAGTTAAAAGCCTGGGCTCCTGCTGCGAGTAGTCCGCTTTAAGCCAGTACTCTCCCATCTCCGGAATGAAAAGTTTCCTAATGCTATTGGCAAATTGTCCTCTGCTTGGGACTTGCTGTAGATTGGGGTGATTATAACTGAAACGACCGCTAATGGCACCACCGCTGTCCGAGCGTATTTGATTAATGTGCGCATGTATTCTCCCGTCTTTCTGGTATTTTAACATTCCATGAAGAAATGTTCCCTGTAATTTATTAAGCTCTCGTGCCTTGGTAATTAATTGAGGCAATTCATGTGGATGGTCTGTCAGGAACAGTTTAGTGAAGGAGGGTGCTTCGGTCCTTTCCGTCTTTTCGTAAGGCAAATTCATGGAATCAAAGGCAGCGGCTATGGAAGCAGCTGACCAAATCTCAACGTGAAGTCCTGTTAATTCATTTATTCTTTTTACAAGCTTCTTTTCCTTGTTCTTGAATTGTTCTATAAGGCGCAGCGATTTCGGAATGTTCACCCTCACCCCTCGTTTCGTCATGCTAAGAATCACGTTAATCAGCCTGCACTCCATGTCATAGATTGTCTGCAGACTGTCCGTGGTAATTTCCGATGATAATTTTTCATGTAATTTTAAGGTAATTTTTGCATCTGCCTCTGCATATTCTCCTACAAACTGGGAGGGTAACTTGTACATTTCACTCTTGGGATCTACCCCGAAAGCTACTGACGCCTCCTTTAACTTAAGCTCGTTTTTATATTCTCCTAGATAGTCGCCTGCAATACTATTCAAAGTATAAGTAAATCTGTTCTCATTGATGAGAGCCGTGGCAACCATGGTATCATGTATTCTTCCTTTAACTTCTATTCCTAGGGTGGTGAGCCATCCGATATCATACTGTGCATTATGAAACACTTTCTCAATTGAACCGTCTTCACATATGGACTTAATATATTCAATAACTTTCTTTTCATCCATGTTACCACTTTCATGCTGTATAGGATAATATCCTGCAAAACCATCAGTTGCGATGGCAATTCCAATTACATAACCCCTTTTTGTTGGCCATCCTGGACCTGCCTTCATCAGCTCCGTATCACACGTCTCCAGATCGATTGTCACACGATCACGTGTGGATAAGTCAGGAAATGTAGTGGGCGCAACCCATTCTGAATCTACTGCTGGTGGAAATAGGCTTCTCATTTAGTCTCCTTTGCTAGTTTTTTAACGTGTTTTTTAGTTATTTCTCCCATAATTTCACCCCTAGACTTCTTAGGAGTGTATCGATCTTCAAGAAGTAGCTCGGCATAGTGGATAACTTTTTCCACGTCTTGCTTCCCTCCCTTGATGCTGTGTCTAGTAATGTACTTGACAATGTTTCCCTCGTACCATCCAAGTTTATTCTTGACAATGTAATGACTAGGCTGGATTGCCATTCTTTTATAATGGTCTCCCCCTATTTGTTTTTTATGAGCGCTCATATATGGAATCCTCCATAGTCCTGTGGCTGCACCACATGTAGTGCTTCCTTGGCTCTGGTCACCCCTACATAGAACACCCTGCATTCATTATCGGGATCTCTGTGCATCGCCAACCGAGCTTTTCTTGAGATATCAGTAAGAAGCATTACATTATCGGCTTCTCCCCCCTTGGACGCGTGAATGGTGCTCAGCTGTATTCGTGGTTCATCCGTAAGTGAATAGTTCCTTGCCTGCATGGCGCGGATGAAATCCTTGTCATCATTTCCCACTTTATCAAAAGCGATATCCCACGGTTGTGCGGCCACCTCTCCCATCAATCCTTGGCGCATTACCAGTTCTTCCATTCCATATCTCTCCTCTGTAGCTGTCTTTAAGTGCTTGTAGCCATGCTCTATTCCAATCTGCGTGGACATGTAGGAATAAATACTCTTGACATCCTCCAGGTCTATTTCATCCCCTTCAGTTAATTTTCCCCAGCAGTCAACGGCGTTTAATAATTTTTTAGAGACAGGCAGTTTTTCATTCCTCATGTATACTATTCCTTCAGAACGAAGATCAGTTTCCATACGGGAAAGTAGATACTGTGTTCGAGCCTCTATAAGCCACGTTCCTTCTGCGGATAAGTCCACACTTCCGGGGACGCTGTGGTACCGCACCAAGCCTTTTTTATTTGTTCCCCTCCATTCCTTCGGGTGCCGGTATTCCACGCGGTCTATGATTTCCTGCGATAAATTCTGAACAGAAATTGGACAGCGATAGGACTGCTTAAGAACTTTTTTATTTCCTTTCAGGTTAATGAAATGATTTGCATCGGCTCCTGCAAATCCGTAAATGGCTTGATCATCATCCCCTCCATAGTATATCTTTTGAACATTTTCCTTAAGCTTATCAATCATGTTTAATTGCAACCGGCACAGATCTTGCGCTTCATCCACGAAAATAACGTCGAGAGGAGGAACCATTCCCTCTTCATTGTAATTTTCAATCATGTCAGTAAAATCAATCAGATGCCTTTCTTTTTTATATTTCTCAAACGCCTCATGGGTCCACTTAAGTTGTGGCCAGTGATGTGCCATGTTTTTTTTATTATAATATTCCTGGAGGCTGAGGCAGCGCATCCTAGCTTGGTTAACAGCAGTTAAAAGTTCATTGTCAACTGTTATGATTCCTGAGCCGACAGGTCCTTCACTTATGTATCCTAGATTCATCCCAAATTTACTGGCAAATTCCTTATAATGTTTCTTGGACATGACCTGTGATTTGGATAGGCCTAGTTCATGAAAGGCTAAAGAATGCAGCGTTCTGAAGTAAGGAAGATGCTGTTCTTCCAGATTGAATTTTTCCATTGCCCGGTCCCTCGCCTCGTTAGCCGCTTTCTTCGTGAAAGTGACAAACGCGATGCGGTCCGGATGAACCCCTCTTGCCATCTCCTCTTCCGCCAGGGTGAGAAGCGCGTGTGTTTTTCCCGTCCCCGGAGGGCCGTATATAATGTTATTTGTTGGCATTTAAAATCCTTTTTGTTTCTATTCGATGGCAATTGGCGCATAACACAATGCACTTTTCCCATTCTTTTTTCATCTTCTCGAATTGTTTATAACTTGTCCGCCAATGGGACGCCACGGCGATAATTTTATTAGAAGGATCCGGATGATGATGGTCCAGCGCCTCTGGCTTTCCTTTGTACCCACAATGGGCGCATCCCTTCTTCATTTTTTCCTCATTCATTGACCTACTAATAAGATCATAAATTCTTTTTTTCTGTTTTTTACCGTTTTGCAGATGTTTTTCAAAAGATTCTGGACTCCTCCAATCCTCAGCATACGTACCGTCTTTTTTTAACCTATTAGATCTGATGCTTACAAACCTGTATCCATCTTCCCTAACCTCTCCAAATTTTCTTTTAGAATGGGATGTCATCGTCTTTTTCTCCTTTCACTTCATGTTTTGAGTCCGGTTGCTGATACGCAGGAACCCACCATACACGAATAAAATTCTTTTTAATATTCCATCTATGGGACCTCTCTGAATCGTCCAGCTTCTCACCTTCTTTCAAACTTTTTGTTTGAACGTCTCGTAGTCTAGTAATAACCTGCCCTATGTTATAGTCAGTAAATTTATGCCTCGCCAAAAAATCCATCAGATCGTTCAGCCGGAAATAGGTTTTTCCCTTCTCCGTCCATGGCTTATGAAACTTAAGATCGTCACGTGTAAGGGCCTGCGCACGGCCAGTGCAAAACTCCTGGAGGAAAGTCTCAAACTGACCGGAGACAGAGCCGTCATCAGAGGCGTCGATTTCGACCATGTCCTTGCTTTGCATTAAGGCATCAATCTTATCAGTCCACGATGATTGCTTTTCAAAAGGAGGCATGGTGTTTAAAACATTCATGCATATCCTTTGAAACTTTTGTTGGTTCTGTAGTTCTTCTGTTTGTAATTCCAGTCTTGTGTGCCCCACCTGCAGGAACCATACAGGAGGTTCCGTTTTTAATTTGGACAGGCCTGTTATCTCCAGCGGGCCGTTTCCCCCGCCTATTCCGTGCTTTCTTGTTCGGCACAGCTTGGCGTTGCAATAAGCATTGATTGGCGGCTCCTTGCATCTATAGTTATAAGATTTTTTCTCCAGCTGTTTTTGAACTATGACCACTTCCTGTGCACCAAGCGGAGGGTTCATGTAATCACGGTTATGCTCCTCCAATAAAGATTTCCAGTTGTCAGGATCAAACTTTCTTAGATAAACTCCAATGTTAAACAGTCCGTTGTTTCGTGTCCCTTCCGGAAATCCTTGTGTGCATAATTGCTGAAGGCATGGTGGGCCATCCTTGATTACTTTTTGTGGTATTTGTATGGAAATTTTACTTATGTCTGAAATGACATAATTTTTATATAAGTTTATGAATTCTTGTAGAGTTGCCGCTATGCCGTCGTCCTTGTAGGCATAGCGTTCGGTTTTTTTGGCGTTGTAATAAGGTAAGTTTAAAAAATTTCCCAAGTCTCCTTTTTCCAGGAGAATGCTTGATTGCTTGGGGAACAGTTCTGCATTGGAATACCCTATGCTGGCTGAAATTTCTTTTAATTTTTCTCTGACCAGTTTAGCTGCGATTGGTTTAACAAAAAATATAAATAAATGGAGACCACCGCTCTTTGACCGGCAAGGAACGATGGGCAGTTTAAGTTTTCTTATGGAAGATATTATTTTATTATAATCAATAGGATAACTATCAATGTCAATGCAACCCCACTTGGAAGTATTATCAGCCCTAATAGGAATAATACCAAGAGAAGGGCCTTTCCCAGCCAAGTGCGCCTTCCATAATTCATCTGTGATAAGTTTTTTTTCAATGTATGACTTTCCCTCCTGCTTACCGTCAGCACGTTTCCCTGCAGATCGGTGCTGACCATAAGCCCTGTCTAAGCCTTCAAATATAAGTTTGAACTCCTCCACTAAACCCCCAATAACGATACGCCCTAAAAGGGTATATCGTCTTTGTCGTTAGGAAGTGTGGGCGCCTCTTTGGCGACCTCCACCTCTGCTACTGGTTTAGCTTCGACATCTCCTCTTGAGGCTGCTGTGGAAAATGCTTTGGATTCATTATAGACATCCGCATCCTCAACTTGACCAACTTTCTCAATTTGATACCCGAACCAACTTCCTCGATCATTGGACTCACTAACAGTAGAGAGTTTGTAAATCATGGAATAAGTCGGTGGAGTAAACATCCCGGATGGACCCTTGATTTTTTGAGACAGCATCAAGCTATTCCAACGTCTGCTCTTTTTCAACTGAGTAGAAGTCATGCTGATAACAGCCTGTGAATAACTTCCGTCTTTATCAAGAATCATCACATAGTGGTAAGCCGTGGTTGCGATATAGTTACCATTAGGTAATATATCCTTCCTTGTCATGCCATCTCGTTTTGTCTGGGACAAGATTCCGCTATCGGCGCTGTGCGCTTCCACGAATCCTCCCCCCTGTTCACGAGGTTTCCATTCCACATATCGCAGTTGGTACAAAACAGGAATAATATCTATAGTGGCACTTACTTTCTGTGACACAGTGTTATAGAATTGTCCTACTTTCGCCCCCTCTACGTACTCCGCTTTTGACGGATTTATTTGTGGGCTTCCGGATTGAAGAATGTTGATGTAAGGAATGGCGATGTCCCTTGATATGTCAAGTTTATCGAATCCACTTGCATCCTTTGAATCACTAGCAAGAGTTGCTAGATCAAGTGTTGCCGCTTTCGCGACTGCTTTAGTCTGTGCCATATGGCCGTCCTCCTTTAGTTTTTAATTGTTGTTTTTTGTCCGACGTAAGCTCCTAACAAGTCCATAGGCAGTTTACTGCCTGCTTCATGTTGCTCACGTATAAATGCGCGAAGGGTGGAAGGTTCGACCCATTCACGTTGCGAGGATTGATATCCTTGATCACTCAAGTGAGATAGTAATCCTCTAGCTTTCTCATCTTCATTCCTCCCAAAGCTACAAGAGACTTGGTTCTTTATTAAATCACCAAACCCGTTGTTCCTGAACCAATTGAAAGCAGCTTCTTTTTTATCATCCTTTATGGACGCACCGTAGTAGTTTCCCACTTTGATGAGCCTGCCATCAGCCAGTTTTAACTCTGATAGACCAACCTCCGCGAAGAGATTGGGTAAAACATTTTCTGATAAATGCTTTTTATAATCCTTTTTCTTTTTTAATTCTTTTTCAATATCGCTGATCTCTTTGTCCGTATCAGCAATGTCATTCGCCACTGCGCCAATCTTACCCATGCTATTAGGGGCAGTTGCGCCCGCATCTTCTTGCATTTGTTTTAATAAATTATTCATTTCTACCTCTCAAATCTATTTCTATATCATAGTATCGTTTTTCATCGCGGTCCCACTTCAGGACTTTGAACTTTCCTCCATTTACATCACTGGCAACCGCGCCAGCAAGCGCTATTATAGCAGGGTCTCCCATTAAAAGCAAGTAGTCATTATCGTTGAAATCCTTGAGTTCTTGCTGAAGCTT